GGTGATCGCCGTGGGGCGTACCGCTCAGCCCGCCGCGCTGAAGCTCATCGGCGGCCGCGGCAACGGGACTGACTCCGGCGGCCGCAAGGTCAACCCGGGGCCGGCCTTCCGCCGCATCGCACCGAACCCACCGACGTGGCTCAGCGCCGAGGCCAAGGCCGAGTGGAAGCGCGTCGCTCCCGGCCTGCAGCGCCTGGACCTCCTCAAGGAGGAGGACCGCGCGACGCTCGCCGCGTACTGCGAGACCTGGTCCCAGTTCGTCACGGCAACGCGCACGGTCACCCGCGAGGGCATCACGTCCGAGGTCACGACCATCAGCGCTTCCGGCAGCGAGACGACGCGGACCGTGCCGCACCCGGCCGTGTCGATCGCCCGGTCCGCCGGCCGCGAGCTCCGGGCGTACGCCGCTCAGTTCGGCCTGACCCCCTCGAGCGAGCAGGCCCTGGCGAGAGGGGCCGACGATGGCGAGGACGACAACCCCTTCGCGTAGCTCACGCAAGCCCGGCAAGGCGCGCACCGCGCCGCGCACGGACCACATCGTGCTGCCGGACCAGGAGACGCTCGACGAGCTGAAGCTCGCTCCCGAGGTCGCCTGGTACATGCTCTCGCGCGGGATCCCGCTGCCGGACTGCCCGCCGCTGTTCCAGACCCCCTCGCCCGGCGAGGCTCCCGGCGCGGTCTTCGACCCGGCCCGCGTCGACAAGGTCATCAGCGCTTTCTCCAAGCTGCGCCACACCAAGGGGCAGTGGGCCGGTCAGCCGCTGAAGCCGGACCCGTGGCAGGTCGGGTATGTGATCGCCCCGGTGTTCGGGTGGGTTCACTGGGACGATGCCGCTGGCGGCTACGTGCGGATCGTCCAGGAGCTGTACGTCGATGTGCCGCGCAAGAACGGCAAGTCGACGCTGTGCGGCGGCATCGCGATCTACATGACCTGCGCCGATGGAGAGCCCGGAGCGGAGGTACTGGCCGCAGCCACCACGAAGGACCAGGCCCGGTTCGTCTTCGACCCGATCCGACGCCTGGCCGACTCGGCGCCCGCGCTGAAGGGGCACGTCAAGCCGCTCAAGGACAAGATCCTCCACCAGCGGTCCGGGTCGTACTTCCAGGTCATCTCGAACGTCGCCGATGCGCAGCACGGTGCGAACCTGCACTGCTACGTGTGCGACGAGCTGCACATCCACAAGACGCCGGACATGCTCGAGACGCTGGAGTCCGGCACCGGCTCCCGGCGTCAGCCGCTCGGCGTGGTCATCACGACCGCCGACACCGGCAAGAAGGAGACGCCGTACGACAACAAGCGCCGGCGGATCGAGCAGCTGGCCCGCCGGGTCCTGGTCGACCACAGCGTGTACGGCGTCATCTTCGCCGCGGACAAGGACGCCGACCCGCACGCCGAGGCGACCTGGCGGGCGGCGAACCCGGGGTTCGGCGTCTCGCCGACGAGGGCGTACCTGGCGAAGGCCTCGCGCAAGGCTGAGTCCTCGCCCGCCGATCTGGCCGCCTTCACGCGGCTGCACCTCGGGATCCGTACGCGGCAGGACGTGAAGTTCCTGCCGCTGGACGCGTGGAACCGCAACGCGGGCATGGTCGACGAGCAGGCCCTCGCGGGCCGCGAGACCTGGGGCGGCCTTGACCTCGCCGCGACCTCCGACCTGTGCGCGCTGTGCTGGCTGTTCCCGAACGACGAGGACGGCACGCTGGACGCGCTGTGGCGGTTCTGGACGCCGGAGGACAACCTCGAGTCCCTCGACAAGCGGACCGCGAAGGCCGCGTCGACGTGGGTCAAGGAGGGGTGGCTGACCGCCACCCCGGGCAACGTCGCCGACTACGACTGGATCAAGGCGCAGATCCGTAAGGACCGCGACGCCTTCCGTGTCCGGTCTATCGGCTACGACCCGTGGAACGCGAGCCAGTTGACGAACGATCTGGTGTCCGAGCGGGCCAACCTGGTCAAGGTCCGGCAGGGCTTCCAGACCATGTCGCCCGTGCTGAAGGAGACGCAGCGGCTCATCCTGCAGGGCACACCGGAGCGGACCGTGTTGCGGCACGGCGGCAATCCCGTCGTCCGCTGGTGCGTCGACAACCTCGCGGTCGTCATGGATCCCGCGGGCAACGTCAAGCCGGACAAGAAGAACTCCGGCGACAAGATCGACGGCGTGTCCGCCCTGCTGACCGCCATGTCCGAGATCCTCGCTCGCCCGCCGCGCCGGAAGTCCCGGTACGCCGAGGGCGAGGACGACGAAATCATGGTCGTGTAGCGCGGCCGAACCCGAGGGGAGGCCGCGGATGTTCTGGTGGCGCCGCACAGCCGTACGCAAGCGAGTCGTCGTCAACCTGTCCGACAAGGCGTTCCGCGCGATCCTGTGGGCCAAGCGCGGCCCGCTGCTGGTCCTGCGGGACGCCGAGCTCCTCGAGGCCGGCCGCGCCCCGCAGACGGTGGACGGCGAGGTCGTCGTCGAGCGGGCCCGGGTGGAGTTCATCCAGGTCCTGGCGGGCGGTGAGGGCTGATGGCGTTCGTGGTCAGCTCCGGTGAACTGGCCACCACCGGGGCCGGCGTACTGCCCGCCTACGCGCCGGCGACGTTCCGGGCGCAGCCGTGGGAGTACGAGACGATCTGGCGCACGCAGCCGCAGGTCCGTACGGTCATCGGGTTCATCGCGCGGAACATCGCCCAGCTCGGCGTGCACGTCTTTCGCCGGATCAGTGACACCGACCGCGAGCGGCTGCGCGATCACCCGCTGGCGCAGCTGCTCGCCGAGCCGCTGCCCCGCATGACGCAGTACCGGTTCATCGAGCGCATCGTCAGCGACAGGGCCCTGTACGACAACTTCTTCGGGATCAAGCTGAAGCTCGACGGGCGGCTGCGGATCCTGCCTGTGCCGCCCACGCTGATCCGCCCGTACGGCGGGAACTGGATCGCCCCCGAGTACTACGAGACCGCGGGCGGGCGGCAGTTCGGGGTGGACGAGGTGATCCACATTCACGGCTACTCGCCCACCGATATGACCTACGGCGAGTCCCCCATCGAGTCCCTGCGTGAACTCATCCTCGAGTCGTCCGAGGCGGCCAAGTCCCGGGCTCAGATGTGGAGGGGCGGGTCTCGCCTCACCGGCGTCCTCGTCCGGCCGGCCGACGCCCCCGAGTGGGACGCGAAGGACCGACGCCGCTTCCGAGAGATGTGGCGAACGTTCTCGCAGGGCGGCGGCGCCGAGGGCGGCACGCCGATCCTCGAAGACGGCATGGACTACAAGCCGGTTGGCTTCAACCCCGAGCAGGCCCAGTACATCGAGGCCCGCAAGCTGACCCGCGAGGAGGCCGCGGCCGCCTACTACATCCCGCCGCCGCTGATCGGGATCCTCGACCACGCCACCTACTCCAACATCAAGGAGCAGCACGCCCACCTGTACCAGGACACGTTGGGGCCCTGGACGGTGGATCTGCAGCAGGAGTTCGAGGCGCAGATCCTGCCCGACCTGCCGGATAACCGGAACGTCTACTGCGAGTTCAACGTCGAGTCGAAGATGCGCGGCGACTTTGAGAGCCAGGCCGCTGCAGCGTCGACCGCAACGGGCGGCCCGTGGATGACGCGTAACGAGATCCGGGCGCGGAACAACCTGCCCCGGGTGGAGGGCGGCGACGAGCTGATCGTGCCCATGAACGTCACCGAGGGCGGCCTCGCCAGTCCACGGGACACCGCCCCGGCGCCTGGGGACGGCGCCCCAAAAGCGGGCGGCCTGCCGCGTAGGAAAGCCTCCGGCAGGCCTTCGTCGCTCGGCACCTTCGCGTCCGAACGTGACGCCCTCGAGAGCACGCTGGTCGCGTTCACCGAGCGGCAGGCCGACGCCCTCCTGGCGGCCGCCGGCGCGAAGGCCGACGACGACGGCATGCCGAACCTCCTCGAGCTGTGGGCGAAGGGCTCCGAGGACCGACTCGCGCAGCTGCAGGCGCTGCTGTCCCACCACGGCTACCGGCTTGCCCAGGTCGGCGCGTGGGGCGTGCTGGACGTCTACAACCCCGAGGCCGAGAACTGGTCAGCCGAGGTGATGCTCGCCTGGATCCTCGCTGCCGCCGAGACGCACGCGGCGCAGCACGAGGAGGCCGGGCGGGCGGCCGTCGCCAAGGTGCAGGAGGAGGGCGGCGACGGCTGGCGGGAGGACCTGCAGTCGGCCGCGGAGCCCCACGCTGCCGCGGCCGCTGCACGGGCCCGCACCGCCGCCACTGAGACCCGCTCGTTCGGCAGCCACGATGCAGCCAGCGCGTCCGGTCTCACAAAGAAGATCTGGCGGACCGGCGGAAAGAACCCGCGGCCCAGTCACAAGGCCCAGGACGGCGAGTCCGTCTCCCTGGACGACGTGTTCTCCAACGGCCTGCGCTGGCCCGGCGACGGCCAGGGGCGCACCGAAGAGCTCGTCAACTGCAACTGCGACCTCGACTACGAGGAGGGCTGACCTGTGGCCCAGGACGCCAACGTCTACCCCGAACCCCAGGGCGGGTTGCAGCCCCTGAGCGAGCTCATCGACTCCGGCCTGCTGTGGCTGATCAACCGCTGTGTCTTCCACCCGCACGGCCTGGCTCTGGCGCTGTGGCGCGAAGAGAGCGGTGAGGTCACCGGCTGGCAGCTTCTCATCGCCCGCCAGGGCGAACCCTTCTCCTTCTCGAACCGCGACGACGAGGACGGCTACCGGCGAGCTGAGGCGACCCTGCGCGCGGCTCTCATCAGGAAGGAGCACTGACGTGCGCACGATGGAAGTGACCGCCAAGGTCAAGGCGGCAGGCGTCGCCGACGGCCTGGACGAGGGACAGTTCGTCGCCCTGGTCAGCGTGTTCAACAACGAGGACAGCTACGGCGACGTCGTCAGGCCTGGCGCCTTCACGCAGACCCTGCAGGAGTGGGCGGCCAAGGGCGACGACATCCCCGTCATCTGGGCCCACCAGTGGAGCGACCCGTTCTCCCACATCGGCCGCGTGCTGAAGGCGACCGAGACGCTGCAGGGCCTCGAGGTCACCGGGCAGATCGACGACCTCGACGGCGAGGACGCCAACCCGACCGCGAAGCAGGTCTACCGCCTGCTCAAGGGCCGCAGGGTCACCCAGTTCTCCTTCGCGTACGACGTCGGCGAAGGCGGCTGGATCACCGACGACGAGCACCCCTGGGGCGGCTACTACGAGCTGCGCCGCCTGGACCTGCACGAGGTCGGGCCGTGCCTGCTCGGCGTGAACCGCGAGACCGAGCTGCTCGCCGCGAAGGCCGCGGGCCTCGCCGCCGGCGCGAAGGCCGGCCGCGTCCTGTCCCAGAAGAACTTCGACACCCTCACCGCGGCTTACGAGTCGATCGGTGAGGTCCTGGCCGCCGCTGCCCCGGAGCCCGACAAGGCCCGTGGCCCGGCCGCCCCGAAGAAGAACGACACCCCGGAGGAGACCGGCCAGCCCGGCTCTGCGGCGGCCAGCGGCGACACGCCGCCCGCCAAGCCCTCAGAGCCCGCGCCCGCCCAGGCCGCCACCGAGGACACCACCAGCAGCACCGAGGAAGAGACCACCCCGAGCCCCCGCGAAGCATCCGAGGATGCCGCCAAGGCCGGATCCGTCTCCGCCCGTCTGCGAACCGATCTCGAGCTCCTGGAGCTCGAGGCAGCGCTCACGGAATAGGAGATACGGCATGGCCAAGACCATCAAGGAGCTGTCCGAGGAAGCCAAGGGATGGCTCCTCAAGGCGCGCGAGATCACCCTCGCCGCCGAACAGGACGGCGAACGCGACTTCACCACCGAGGAGTCCGCCCAGCTTCGCGAGTACATGGGCAAGGCCACCCAACTCAAGGCCGAGATCGAGAAGCTAAAGGGCAACGACGAGCTGCGCCGTACGCTCGCCGAGCTCGGCGACGACATCGCCCTCAACGTCAACACCGACGAGAAGGGCCAGCGGCAGACCGCGTCCGGATTCATCCTGCCGGACAAGGCCAAGAGCCTCGGCCAGCAGTTCACCGAGTCCGCCGAGTACAAGCACCTGCTCGCCCAGGCGCCCAACGGCAAGTTCGGCGCCAAGCAGCGCGTGCAGTCGGAGATGTTCGGGGTCAAGTCGCTGGTCACCGGCGGCTCCGACACCTCCGGCGGAGCCCTGGTCCAGAACGACTGGCGTGGTCTGCAGGTGGGCCTGGACGTGTTCCAGCGGCCGCTGCGGCTGCGGGACGTCGTCACCCCGGGCACCACCACCTCGGACACGGTGGAGTACGTGCGCGTCACCTCCGTGACGAACAACGCGGCCCCCGTCCCGGAGGCGACCAGCTCGGCGGCACCGACCGCACCGGGCGGCGCGGGCGCGCTGGTGAACAACGCGGGCGGCGGCTACAAGCCGGAATCCGGCCTCGCCCTCGCGAAGATCACCACGGCGGTCAAGACGATCGCGCACTGGATGCCGGCCACCAAGCGGGCCCTCTCCGACGCCGCGCAGATCAGGACGCTCATCGACGCGTTCCTCCTGTACGGCCTGGAGGAGGAGCTCGAGGACCAGATGATCCAGGGCGACGGCACGGGCGAGAACTTCGAGGGCCTCGGCAACGTGTCCGGCGTCCAGGCGCAGGCCTGGGACACCGACCTGCTCACCACCCTGCGCAAGGCCAAGACCAAGGTCCGCACCATCGGACGCAGCATCGCCAACGCCTACCTGCTGCACCCGACGGACCTCGAGACCCTGGACCTGCTGCAGGACAACGAGGCCAGGTTCTACTTCGGCGGCCCGTCCGGCACCGGTACGGCGCAGCCGCTGTGGAACCTGCCGATCATCGAGACCGAGGCCGTACCGCAGGGCACCGGCTACGTCGGTGACTTCCGCAAGGCCGTCCTGTGGGACCGCGAGCAGGCCACCGTCCAGGTCACCGACAGCCACCTGGACTTCTTCGTCCGCAACCTGGTGGCGATCCTCGCCGAGATGCGGGCCGCCTTCGGCATCCTGCAGCCGTCCGCGTTCGTCGAGATCGACCTGACCGCCTGATAGGAGGCTGATCCCATGGCGTACCTGGACCCCGCCGGGGGCAAGGCCCGCGAGGGCCGGCAGGCCGCGGCACAGGCCGACATGGCGGCCGTCACCACGACGGCCGCCGCCGGCGCCAACCCCACTAAGGCCGAGTTCGACAAGGTCGTCACCGACCTGACGGCCGCCCGGACGACGCTCAACGGGCTGCTCGCCAAGCTGAGGGCAGCCGGTCTGATCGCGCCGTGAGCCTGTTCATCCACCGCAACGCTGGAGGGCGCTGCCCGTGCGGAGCTGAGAACGCGACGTGCGGGCCGCCCTCCAACGCGGTGCCGGTGGACCAACTCATTGAGGAGGTAGCCGCGGTGAGCGGACCCCTGAAGAAGTACCGCGTCACGCGTGGTGGCGTAGAGACCGTGATGAAGCTGTCCGACGATGACGCCAAGCGGCTCGGAGCCAAGGCGGACGACGTCGTCGGCGGCGCATCTACGATCCAGCCCGTCGAGCCCGTCCAAGAAGGCGAGGCCGATGATGGCCCTGCTGACGACGGCGGCGGCAGCGGCGCCAGCCAGGGCGACGACGCGGGCCAGGGCGCGCAGCAGGTGCAGCAGGCTGCGGACGACGGCGGTGATGGCCAGGCGTCGGGCGCGACGCCGGCAGCGGCGGACAGCCAGCAGCCGACGCCGGCGCCTACCGCGGCGAAGACGACCGCCGCGAAGAAGACTGCGGCCAAGCGGCAGCCAGTCGCGGCGAACAAGGCGCGTACGGCTGCGGAGACCAAGGCCGCCGACGGTGGCAGCTGAGGACGAGTTCCTCGCCGACCCGGCCGAGCTCGCCGCGAAGCTCGGCCGGAGTGAGGACGACCCGAAGCTGCTGTACGCGCTGCGGGCCGCGTCCCGTCGCTTCCGCGGGCAGGTCCACCATCCGGTGACGTTCGTCGCCGACGACGTGGTGGTGCTGGACGGCTCCGGCCGTGCGTCCCTGCTGCTGCCCGTGTGGCCCGTCACCGCTGTCTCGGCGGTCGTTCTGGACGGCACCGAGCTGGTGGAGGGCACCGACTACAGCTGGTCGGACGCGGGCATCCTGCGGCGGCTGGGCTGCCTGCACTGGCCCGACCGGCTGCGCTGCCTGCAGGTCACCTACAGCCACGGCTGGCCGGTGGACGACATCCCTGGGGACATCCAGGAGGTCGTCAACGAGCGGGCCGAGGCTGCCCTCAACATCGTCGTGGGCGTGCAGTCCAAGGCCGTCGGCGGGCAGTCCGTGACGTTCGGGGCGCAGGCCGCGGCCGGTGCCACGGAGGCATGGACGAAGGCCGTCGAGAAGTACAAGGTCCGAGCGTCCGGGGACGTGTGAGTGATGTTCTTCTTCGACAGCCTCGTACGTGTACGCGCGAGCGAGCGCACGGACCGCGGCGGCAACAAGATCGCGGACTGGTCGGATGCCGCGGTCAGCCGACTGCCGATCGGCCAGCTGAACATCCAGCCCGCCATCCAACAGGAGGGCCAGGACGACACCCGCGACTCGGTGACCACCGGGTGGCGGGTGCAGTCCGAGGAGGGCACCCGCCCCGACATCACCGCCACCGACCGCCTGGAGTGGCGCGGCGGCACCTACGAGGTCGACGGCGAGGTCGCCGAGTGGCCCGACCCGCTCACCGGCGGGGTGCACCACATCGAGCTCACGATGATCCGCGCGACCGGATAGGAGGCCTCCCGTGCTGCAGTCCTTCCGCCTCGACCACCGCGGTGTCCGCGAGTTCCTTCAAGGCCCCGAGCTCCGGCGCGCGGTCGACGACGTGGCGGGCGCGATCGCCGCGCACGTCCGCCCGCAGGTGCCCGCGGGCACGCGCGTGTCCGTGCACGGCTACACCACCGACCGCGGCGCCGCCTCGGTCACCATCGAGGACGTTCGCGGCATGGCGTGGCAGGCGCGCGATGGCATCCTCACCCGGGCCGCCGGCGCGGTGGGCCTCGAAGTGAAGGCGTGGCAGCGGTGAAGACGCTCACTGTCTTCGACGACGCCCAGGCCGCCGGCGCCGCCGTCCTGCGTACGGCACTCACTGGACGCCTCGAGCCGTTCGCGACTGGCGTCACGGTCGGCACGAAGGTTCCCACCACCCGCGTCCCGGAAGAGGTGTTCCGGTACGTCATGGTCCGCAAGGACACCGACGTTCCGCACTCGTCCATGGCCAATGCGCGCGTCACTCTGCGGGTCACCTGCTGGCACGAGGACGACGACCAGGCCCACGATCTGGCGATGCTCTGCCAGGGCCTGCTCATCGTCCACTCCGGCACCGTCATCCGCGGTGTCCGCCCGGGCACCGGGCCGCTTTCGGCGATCGACGACGTCTCCGGCGCCCCGCTGTCGACGTTCACCGTGCTCGCCAACATCAGGCCCCGACTGGCCTGACCACGATCACCCGCCGCCCAGCGACGAGGCAGAGAGCCTCCGCCGGGCTGAGACCCCGGTGCGCGCGCAGCGACTGGGCGGCGGGCCCGTACTGCCGAACCGCGGCTCCCTGCATCTGCTATCTGGAAGGAGGGCGCCGTGGCCGGCGACCCGACAAAGGCAAATCTCTGGACCGACGCGGACGTGTACGTGTCCTGGAACCTGAGCGCGACGCTTCCCGCCAACGCGGCGACTCCGTTCGGGCCGGACTGGCACCTGGTCGGTCTGCTCGACGGAGACGAGGGTTTCCCCGAGACTCGCGACGAGGACACCGACGACAAGTTCGCGTGGGGCGGCATCCTCGTCCGTACGTCCCGTCAGCACTTCAAGCTGACCAAGTCCTTCACGGCCCTCGAGGACAACGAGACCACCCGCAAGCTGGTGTGGCCCGGGTCCACTGACACGCAGATCAAGGTGCCGCGTCCGGAGCGGGTCAAGGTGGCTTTCGAGACCCGCGAGGGCGAGAAGGTGCGCCGCCTGGCGACGGCCCAGTACGCCGAGTGCTCGCTGGACGGCGACCACGGCGAGAACGAGACCGACCTCGAGTCGGCGACGATCGCCGCGACGATCTTCCCGACCGACGACGGCGTCCTGTTCGACCGCCAGGCCACCCCGGTCCTGTCGTCCATCTCCGTCACCCCGGCCACGCTAACGGTCGCCGACGGGGAGATCGGCGCCCTCGCGGCGACGGCTACCTACTCCGACGCGACCACCGCCGACGTCACCGCCAGCGCGACCTGGTCCACGTCGGACGCCACCAAGGCCACGGTGTCCGCCGGGTTCGTCACCGGCATCGCCGCCGGTTCCGCCACGGTGACCGCCAGCTACCAGGGCCAGACCGACACCTGCGCCGTGACCGTCACGGCCTGACCGACCGCCGGGGCGCGGGAAGTTCGTCGCGGTTCGGACCGCGCCCCGGTGCACCACCCCACCGAACCGCGAAGCGAAGGAGGCCCATGCCTCTGCAGCAGTTCACCGACATCGAGCTACACGCCAAGGCCGTGCAGCTCGGCGTCATCGACAAGGGCGACGAGCTCCCGCGCAACCAGCGCTCCCGCGTGGCCGCCGCCCTCCTGGAGGAACGGCGCACGGCCGAGCAGCCGAGCACGCCGGCCGAGCCCGTGTGCGCGAAGGAGATCGCCGTACGCGGCAGCGAGATCACGGTGGACGGCAAGCCGTTCCCGTGGCTGGTGGCCCAGGAGCCGATGGACATCAGGCTCGCCGCGGACGGCTCCGGCACCGTGCGCCTCACGCTCCTGGCCGAGGCCGTCCAGGTCCTCAAGCCCAAGACCGACAGCACCGAAAGCGAGTAACTCCCATGGCAGCAAACCGAACCGCGACGACCAGCAAGGCGCCGGACGACCAGCCGTTCGACTTCAACCTCAACGCCGTCCAGGCCGAGGTCGACCTCACGCCGTTCCGCTTTCTGTGGGCGTCCAAGGACAACCCCAACCGGCGCTTCACCATGGAGCACATCCAGGCCCTGGACATCTGGCCCCTCATGGCGTCCGCCGACCGCGGCGACATCGGCGCCATGACCGCCGCCTTCAAGGTCGCCCTCGGCAAGGAGCAGTGGGAGGAGTTCCACGCCACCCCGCTGCCGCAGTACAAGCTGAAGGCTCTGTTCGACGCCTACCGCACGCACTGCGGTGTCGACGAGGGGGAATCGCAGGCCTCGTCCGACTCCTGAGGGAGCACGGCGAGGCAGTCCAGGCAGACCTTCGCGAGCACTACGGCATCCGCCTGTCGGACCTGTTCCGCCGCGACAGCGCCGGCGTGCCGCTGCTGACGTGGCGGGAGCTCGGCGGGTACATCCGCCAACTCCCCCCGCGCGCCCGCACCCGTATCGCGCTCGGGCAGACGGACGGGCTGTGGGGTCTGCAGGAGCACCTGCAGGCCCTGACGATCGACGAGCTTCGGGTAGCGAACTGGCAGCGTCAGAACGAGGGCGTCAAGGAATCGCAGCAGTCCAAGCCGCCCAAGCCGATGGACCGTCCCGGGGTGGGCCGCGGCCGCGACAAGAACTCCCCCGAGCGCATCGCCAAGCGCAAGGCCGCCCTCGCCCGGGCCGCCGACCGCCGCCGCGCTCTGGCCCACGGGGAGATCACCTGATCCACAACTGACTACGGGGGTGTCCCATGTCGAACGTCGGCTACGCCACACTTCAGGTCATCCCCTCCGTACGCGGGATCGGCGATGAGCTGCGCCGTCAGCTCATCGGCCCCGCCGGGGACGCCGGCGACGACGCCGGAGAAGCCGCCGGCGGCGGGTTCCGTGACTCCTTCACCGGCGCACTGGCCGCGATCGGAGTCACGGAGATCGCCAGCAAGATCGGCGAACAGTTCACCGAGGCGTTCAATCAGGCGATGGAGCAGGGCTCCGTCACCGGCACCCTCAAGGCGCAGCTCGGCGCCACGCAGAAGGACGCGGCGCGCTACGGCAAGGTGGCCGGCCAGCTCTACGGCAAAGCCATCACCGGCGATATCGAGACCGCCGCGGAGGCTGTCCGGGCAACTGTCCAGGGCGGCCTGCTGCCGACCGGCGCGACGACCAAGCAGATCCGCGTGCTGTCCGGCCAGATGGCCGACTTCTCCAAGACCTTCGGCACCGACTTCAGTCTCCAGTCGCAGGCGGTATCCGCCCAGCTGAAGAACGGCCTGGCTCCGAACGCTCAGGCCGCCCTGGACGTGCTGACGGTCGGGATGCAGAAGCTGGGCCCGAATGCCGAGGACCTGCTGGAGACGCTCCAGGAGTACCCGGTCCAACTGCGCAAGCTGGGCCTCGACAGCAAGACCGCGCTCGGCCTGTTCCAGCAAGGCCTCCAGGGCGGCGCCCGCGACACCGACATCATCGCCGACGGCCTGAAAGAGTTCTCGATCAGGTCGATTGACATGTCGGCCTCCAGCCAGACCGCCTACAAGGAGCTCGGCCTGGACGCGGAGAAGATGTCTCTGCAGATCGCCAAGGGCGGCAAGGGCGCGAGTGACGGCCTCCAACTGGTCCTGGACCGCCTGCGGGCGACGAAGGATCCGGTCAAGCAGAATGCCGCCGCGGTCGGCCTGTTCGGAACCCAGGCCGAGGACATGGGCGCCGCCTTGCTGAAGTTGGATCCCTCCAAGGCCGCGTCCGCGATGGGGAAGGTTTCGGGTGCGGCGAAGCAACTCGGTAAGGACCTGCACAGCGGGCCTTCCTACGAGATCACCGTCTTCCAGCGCAGTCTGCGCCAGGCGTTCGTCAACGTCATCGGCGGACAGGTCCTGCCTGTCCTGTCCCGCGTGGGTGGCGTACTCAACCGGACCGTCCTGCCGCCCCTGAGTACGGTCGCCGTCGTCGTGGGCGGCGCCGTGATCGGCGCGTTGAAGGGGCTGTGGACCGCAGGCACGGCCGTCGTGGGCTGGCTGCAGGACATGGGCACGTGGCTCATCCCGATCGGCATCGCCGTGGCCGGGTTCACTGCGGCGATCCTCGCCCAGCAGATCGCCGTCGCCGCGACCACCCTCGTGTTCTCCCTCTACCGCGGCGCCATCCTCGCTTGGACCGCCGTGCAGCGCGGCGCCACGATCGCCCAGCTCGCCTTCAACGCGGTCATGAACGCCAACCCCGTGATCCTGGTGATCACGGCGATCGTCGCCCTGGGCGCGGCCCTCGTCATCGCCTACCAGAAGAGCGAGACGTTCCGGGCGATCGTCCAGACGGCCTGGGCAGGCATCCAGGCCGCCGCCCTCTTCGCGTGGAACAACGTCATCAAGCCCGCGTTCGCTGGCCTGATGACCGGGCTGTCCGCCATCGGCACCGCCTTCTCCTGGCTCTGGTCCGCCGTGATCAAGCCCGTGTTCGGGTTCATCAGCACCGCCGCACGGATCTGGCTCACCGTCATGACGATCGTCGTGTTCGGGCCGATCTACCTCGCGGTCAAGGCGCTCGGCGCGATCTTCTCCTGGCTCTGGACGAACGCGATCTCACCGGCGATCGGCTGGATTGTCACCGGAGCCAAGTGGCTCTGGTCTGGCGTGCAGGCCCAGTTCAACCTGTTCATGGCAGGGGTGCGCCTGCTCGGCAGCGTCGGCATGTGGCTGTGGCGCAACGCCTTCTCCCCGGTGGTCGGCTGGATCGTCGCCGGAGCCAAGTTCATGTGGTCCAGCGTGAAGGTCACCTACGGCCTGTTCATGGCGGGCATCCGCACGTTGGGCTCCGTGGCCACCTGGCTGTACCGCAACGCCATCCAGCCCGCGTTCCGCGGCATCGCGACCGTGGCGGCATGGCTGTACGAGAGGGGGATCAAGCCGCCGATCGACCAGGGCCGTGCGGCCGCGGTCGCGCTCGGCAAGGCCTTCACCGCGGCGAAGGACGTCATCGGCGAACAGTTCGGGAAGATCGCCAACCTGGCGAAGAAGCCGATTGCCTTCGTGATCAACACCGTCTACAACGGCGGGATCGTCCCCGTCTGGAACAAGGTCGCCTCCGCGTTCGGGGCACCGAAGTTGTCGCCGATCGCGAAGTTCGCTGTCGGAGGCCCGGTGTTCGGCGCGGGCACCGAGACGTCGGACTCCGTGCCCGCGTGGCTCAGCAAGAACGAGCACGTCTGGACCGCGAAGGAGGTGCGCGGGGCGGGCGGCCACGGCGCGGTCATGGCCCTGCGGAACTGGGCGGCGGCCGGCGGCGGCTCGTCCTCGCCCGGGTTCGCGTCCGGTGGCGGCCTGTTCGGCTGGATCGGCAAGGCCGCGTCCAAGGGCGTCGACCTCGCCAAGGAGGGCGTGTCCTGGCTCAAGGACGGCATGAAGGCCTCCGCCCTGGCGGGCCTGAACAGCATCGTCAAGCCCTTGATCGACAAGATCTCCGGTTCAGCGTCCCTGTACAAGGACATGGTCACCGGCATCCCCCGCAAGATGCTGTCGGCGATCATCGGCTACTCCGGCTCGGCGGACAAGAAGCTCGAGGCGGCGGGGATCGGCGGCAAGGGCTTCGCGGCCGGCCTCGCCTGGGCGCGCACCCAGGCGGGCAAGCCGTACCAATGGGGCGGCAACGGGAACCCCAGCTGGGACTGCAGCGGCCTGGTCTCAGCGATCGAGTCCGTCATCCGAGGCCAGAAGCCTCACCGGCGGTGGGCGACCGGTGCCTTCTCCGGTGCCACGGCCCCGCCCGGCTGGGTCCTCGGCGCAGCCTCCCCTTACAAGATCGGCATCACGAACAAGGGGGTTGGCCACACCGCCGGCACCATCAACGGGACCAACGTCGAGAGCCGCGGCGGAGACGGCGTGGTCATCGGCCCCGGTGCCCGCGGATACCGCAACTCGCTGTTCACGCACTGGTACGGCTTCAAGGGCTACGCCCGCGGCACCAGGGGCGCAGCCCCCGGCTGGGCATGGGTCGGTGAACTCGGGCCGGAGCTGGTCAACTTCGGCGGAGGCGAGCAGGTCCTCAACCACCGCGACTCCCTCAACGTCGCGGGCAGCCTGGGTGCGATGCCCGGCTACGCCAAGGGCACCAAGGCCACGGCGGCACGCAAGGACTTGCCCGGGGACCTGTCCTCCGTGAGCAAGGCCCTCACCGCCAGCGCGTCGGACATCAAGAAGGCGTTCGACGAGCTGACGAAGGACCTGCGTACGGCGGGCGGTTCCGCGAAGCGCCTGACGACGTCGACCACGGCGGCCTCCGCGAAATTGCAGTCGCTGGCCAAGCGGCGCGATGCGGTCGATGCCCGGATCACGGCGGCCAAGGAGACCGCGGCCGACCGGAAGAAGGCGGCGGCTGACTTCCTCGGTTTGGGCAACTTCGGGGAGTCCACCTCGGTCAAGGAGATCATCGCCGGTCTGCAAGGCCGGCAGAAAACTGTGCGGACGTCCCAGTCGACGATCGCTGGCCTGGCCAAGCGGGGTCTCAGCCAGAGCCTCATCGGGGAGCTGGGGGCGCTCGGCCCGGACAGTGGCCTGGCTGGTGTGCTGGCGAAGGCGAGCAAGGGGCAGATCGCCCAGCTCAACCAGCTCTCGGCCTCCGGCGCCAAGCTGGCGACGAGCTACGGAAACACCGTGGCCGACGCCATGTTCGACAGCGGTAAGAACGCCGCGCGTGGGTTCCTGACTGGTCTGCAGTCCCAGGAGAAGGAATTGCAGGCCGCGATGAACAGGCTCGGCGGGTCTCTGGTGACGGCCATCAAGCGGAAGCTGAAGATCAAGTCGCCGTCCAGGGTCACCACGGGTGTCGGCGAGATGGCCGGCGCGGGCGTCCGGGTCGGCCTGGACAACACCGCCAACGCGGTCGCGGCCGCGGCCGCACGCGTCGCTGACGCTGCGGTCCCTGCCGTCCGGTCGGTCCAGCCGGGCCCCGGGACAGCAGCGTCGGGGACGGAGCCGTTCGTGGTGGAGGTCCACACCAAGGACGGCGCGCTGGCCGAGCTGATCGACGTCCGCGTACGGCAAGGCAACCGCGTCCTGACCGGTGTGGTCAGCGCAGGAAGGAATCGGTGATCCATGGCCATCCCCGGGAACTTCCTGTCGCCGACCACGGAGACGATCGACCCTGGCACCAGCGGCTGGACGGCGAAGCTCAACGCCACGCTGGGCCTCGGCTCGGGCGGTCGTACCGGCGGTGACGGCTGCCTCATGGTCAAGTCGGTGGCGGCCGGGGAGGCGCAGGCCCGTACGGTCTCGCAGTACCCGGTCACCGTCGGCGAGACCTACGAGGCCTTCGCGGACGCCGCCGGCGGGACCGTGCCGGAGCGGATCGGCATCCAGTGGCTGGATGCGGCGGCGGCTGAACTCTCGATCACCTGGTCGCCGGTCACCGCGACGGCATCCGCGGGCTGGCACCGCATCGCGGTCGGCGGTGTCGCCCCGCTCGGTGCGGTCACGGCCCGGGTCATCCTGTCGTCGATGACCCCGGCCGCCGCCAACGTCACCCAGTTCTTCGAGAACATCTACCTGGGGCTGCCTCAGCGGTTCGCCAAGAACCTGCTGTCGTTCAACGCCGAGCAGATGCTGCTGGACACCAGCGCCTGGACGGTGGAGTCCAACGCGACCCTCTCGCGCACGGTGCCGGTGTTCTCGTGGTCGGTCAACTGGTACTACTCCGGCGGCCCGATGCTGACCATGACGGTCACCGCAGCGGGCAACGCCTCCGTGCTGTGCGCGGAGCGGCCCTCGGTGGTGGCCGGCCGAGAGTACCTGGCCTACGGGTACATCAACCCGCCCACCAGCGGCTCCACCGTCTGGTCGGAGCTGCGGTTCTACAACGCGGCCGGCGCCCAGATCCAGGCGACCCGCTCCACCGTGGCGCCGCCCGCCACCGGCGCCTACCGGCAGATCGCCTCCGCCGTGGCCCCGGCTGGCGCTGTCACCGCGAGCATCGCACTGGGCATCACCGGCGCGAGCGCCACCCAGGTCGTGCGCTTCGACGGTGTGGTGGTCAAGGAACGCACCAGCGCGACGACCAACAGCCTGACCAACGACAACGTGGTGCTGTTCGCCGACTCCGGGTTCGAACAGGGCGTGGGCTCCTGGACGACGTCCTCCGGCGTGGCCGCGCTGGCCCGCTCCACCCCATGGGGCGGGCAGGCCTACTCCGACTCCTACAGCCTCACCGTCACCAGCAGCACGGCCACCGCGAGCGTGCTGCGCTCCGGCACCTACAAGGTGACCGCGGGCGTGAACTGGCGGGTCGGCGGCGCCTTCAAACGGGTCGCAGGTGGCTGGACGCTCACCGTCGGGATCCGCTGGTTCAACGCCTCCTCGACGCTGATCTCCACCACCACCTCGTCGTCCGCGGCTCTGCCCTCGGACGGCCTGTGGTACACGATCCAGGACGACCAGGCCGCGCCCGCCGGCGCGGTCACCGCCCAGCTCGAGTTCACGCTCACCGCGACGTCCGCATCCTCGACGCTGCAGATCGACAGCGTGTCCCTGCGCCAGATCAAGCCTCAGAGCGAGATCACGGCCGACGACACCACCGGCTCGATCGACATCGTGCTGCGTGAGCTGACCGCCGGAGCACCGATCACCCTGTACCGGGTGACCGCGGACGGCAAACGCGACCTGGTCCGCGGCAGCGACGGCCTGATCGACCAAGTCCCGCTGGTCAGCGACGAGTTCCATGCCGAGGACTACGAGGCGCCGCTCGGCGTGGCCGTGTACTACCAGGCGGAGATCCGCTCGACGACCACCGGCATGGTCATCACCTACCGCAGAACGAGCACGGTCACCCTGGCAGCCGGGTCACGGCTGCTGGTGTGGCTCAAGGACCCGCTCGAGCCACAGCGCAACATCCGCCTCATGGCCCGGGACCCGCTACCCACCCTCACCCAGGACATCGAGGAGGGCGCGCACCGGGTGCTGGGCCGCCGCAACTCAGTGGTCCTCACCGGTGTGCGCGCGGGATACACCGGCGAGCTGGGCGTGTTCACCCGCACCGCCGACGAGAAGGCCGGCCTCAACTGGCTGCTCGCCCCGGGGCACGTCGTCTTCGTGCAGGCCTCCCCAGCGAGCGGCTGGAGCGACCTGTATGCCTCGGTCGGGGCCGTGCCCGACACCCCGGACCCCGACCCCGACAGCGGCTGGGACGAGTGGACTCTGCCGCTGACCCAGGTCGACCGGCCCACCGGCGGGCAGAGCGGGTCCGCCGACCGCCTCTGGAACGACATCCGGGTGGAGAACGCGACGTGGGGCGACGTCCTACGCAAGTACGCCACCTGGTTCGACGTGCTCCTCAACCGGCCCAGGGAAGGGGGATGATCGGTGTACCCGGCCACCGCCCGCTTCCTGAACACCCTCGCCGAGTCCCACCGCGTGATCTCCGAGGTGGAGCTCCACCGCACGGACGGTGTGGTGGAGCTCCTCGAGCACACCGGGGGTTCGGTCACCGCGGACCGCGGCTCGGCCTGCCGGCGCACCTGCACGGTGACCGTGCCCGACGTGTCCCTCATTCCGCGCTCGGCCCGCGACCGGGTCAACGTCTACGGCGCCTACCTGGTGATCCGGCGGGGCATCGACTACGGCGGCGGCAAGCGCGAGCTCGTGCCGCTCGGCGTCTTCCGCGTGGACCAGGTCACCGGGGACCGCGCCCTGGGTCCGGTCACGCTCGAGGGCAAGTCATTCGAGGCCTACCTGTCGGACGACAAGTTCACCGTCGCCACCTCAACGCGCGGCTACGGCACGGTGTCCACCGCGATCAACTACCTGGTGTCGTCGTCAATGCCGTCCCTGTCCGTGGACACCAGCCGCCTCGTCGACACAGCGATCGGCACCACCACGTGGGACGTGCAAGGCGACCGCATGGACGCCATCCGCGAGGTGGCCCGAGCAGCTGGCTGCGAGGTCTACTGCGACGCGAACGGCACCCTCGTCGTCGCCCCGCTCCCGGACCCGCTCACCACACCACCGGTGTGGGACGTCGCCGCGGGCGAGCGCGGCACGCTCATCAAGGCCAGCGGCGGCATGTCTGCCGCCGGCGTCTTCAACGGGATCCTGGCCACGGGCGAGAACACCGAAGACAACACCGTCCGCGTCTCGGCGCTGGTAGTCGACAACGACCCCACCTCACCGACCTACTGGGGCGGCCCCTTCGGGCACCGGCCGGACTTCATCTCCTCGTCGACGCTGACGACCACGGCCGCGTGCACGGCGGCCGCGACGGCCGAGCTCGCCTCGAGGCGGCTGCCGAACGCGGTCGCTGATCTGTCCAGCCTCCCCAACCCCGCCCTGGAGCCCGGAGACGTGCTGCGTGCCATCTACCTGGACGGCACGCGTGAGCTCCACCAGGTGCAGTCGCTGACCATCGGCCTGGAGCCTTCCAGCGAGTTCACGCTGTCGCTGATCGGCGGCAAGGAGGACTCCTGATGCAACTCTCCTCCGCGGAGGCCTCGCTCGTCGACGCTCTCCTCGCCGAGGCCAGACGGCAGGCCTCCAGCGATCCGGCCGTACGCCGCTCGGACTTCCAGACAGCGACCGTCACCGCCGTCGGCGTGACACCGGGCACCGTCGACGTGGGCGCCATCCGGGCCCGCTACCTGGAAGACGTCTACCGCAACCCGGCCGTCGGCGACAGCATCGTCCTCCTGCAGTCCGGCAACGGGAACTGGATCGCTCTCGGCCGCCCGGCCACCGCCGCCGACGCCATCGGCGCGACGCGCACAGCGATCCGCACGGCCGACACCTCCCGCGCGAACACCGCCACGGCGGCCGCTGACACGCAGATCGTGCTGCCCGTGACCGCGGGCGCCGTCTACGACCTCAACGCGGTCGTCTTCTACTCCGGGGCTTCCGACATCCTGCTCGGCTGGTCGGTGCCCGCGAGCACGGCCGGCACCTGGATCGGTCTCGGTAACGGCACCACCCTCGCGTCCGCCACGGGCAGCGGTGGAACTCAGCTGGACGTCAGCTCGACGGCGGGCTACACGATCCGCACCGAGGCCACCGACATCACCGGCACCCGCACGTACGGCGCCATCAGCACCACCAAGTTCGCCGTCCATATCTCCGGCACGATCCGTGTCGCTGCCACGGCCGGAAACGTCGCCCTGGCCTGGGCACAGGGCGGCTCCAGCGCCACGGCCACCTTCTTGTACGCCGATTCGTGGATGCGCCTGCACCGCGTCTCCTGACCAGAGAGGGGCGGCCATGGCCACCACCGACTCCTTCGCCCAGAGCATCCCGGCCCCGACCCTGTCGGACGAGCCCAACATCGAGGCGCTGATCGCCACGATCAACGCCCTGACCGGCCGGAGCGTGATGCGGTTCGCCTCGGCATCGGCCCGCAACGCAGCGCTCACGGCGCCGGTTGAGGGCATGACGGTGTGGCTGACGGCCGAGCGGCGCCTGGAGATCTACAGCAACAGTTCCTGGATCGTGTGGCCGCCTCAGCCGGTGCAGACGTTCCAGGTCTCCGACGCGCCGTACAACCAGACGCAGACCACTGTCGACTATTCGTCCGGCGCTTGGCCGCGGCCGGTCTTCACCGCACCGCCGTCCGGCAAGGCCTTCGTCACCATCAGCGCCAGCATCTCGAACACGAACACCGACACCAGCACGATCTGGGCGGCCTGGCGGGCGACGGGAAGCTTGGGCTTCACCTTCTCGAACCTCACCCGCACCGGCCTGTCGGCTCAGGGCAAACGTGTGGTCGCCTCGAAGCGGACGCTCCTGACCGGGATGACCGCCGGAGAGACGATCACGATCATCCCGCAGTGGAACATCAGCTCCGGCACGTCCTCGACGGCCGAGACCCTCAGCGGCGAACTCCTCGTCGAGCCCGCCCCCTGACAGAGAGGCCCGCCTCCGTGCTCGTACCGCTGCCCACCCAGCCTCAGCCGTCCCTGGCTGCTGGGGACATGGGGACCCTCGAGGACCTCGGCCTGGCCGAGCCCGAGCCCGTCCCCACCGACACCCCGCCCGAGCCACCCACTTCAGAGGG